CAGTATTCTTATCTAACCAATCTTCACCAGTAATTTGATTTGAACCACTACTGATAAAAGCATCTTTGGTTGCGAAGAAAAATCTATGCATTAGATTACCCTCCCGTAAATATCCTTATCTGGATTTCTAAGTTCAAATACAGCAGGTGTTGCTGATGGTCTAACTACATCATCTACGGTTGCATTACCCATCTCATAAGCAAAACCATATCCTGATTCTCCGTTTGAAACAAGCGTTCCATCTCCTTGATAATAAGATAAAGTTCTAACAGTACCACCGGATGGATAATCTAATATCCCAGAAGAATTTTGAAATAATTTTAATGTTTTAATTCCAATGATTCCATCAAGACTTAAAATATTATATCTTAAATCACTTAAATTAATTGCCTGTTTAAATTGCATCTTTCCAACTTTAAAAAAATCTTTTATCACATCAATAGTTTCCAATTTAACATCTGCCGAATTAAATCGTCTATCATAATTAACTTCAAAATTAACTCCAAAATTTATATGATAACCAGAAAATATTTTACTTAAATCGTAATCATCTGAAGTAGTTTCAGCTGTATTTAAATCAAATCCAAAATCCAAAGCATCATTTATCATTCTAAATTGTTCTAAATAATATCTTAAATTATTCAATATTAACAAAGGAGTTTGTACTAATTGTCTATTTTGATTATAAGATAAAGTGTATATTTTTAACCCACTTATATCATTCAATCTATGAACATAACACTTGGCAATATTACCAAACTTAGCTGGTAAATTAAGAATTCTTGCTTGATAATCTTCACGAGTAACACATCTTAATTGAGAAGCAAAATGTGTTTTTGCATTTTCCCTAATCTCATCAACAGTTTGCCCATCAGTTCCACCACTTGCTGGTTCTGGATTAGTTACAGTTATAGTCACACCCGCAGGTGCATTCTGCACATCCGTTATTTCGCCAGCTTGTGCATTAGCATTTGGTCCACCACCAACTCTATAAGTCACAGTCATTATAGTGTTTGCAGGAGTCTCTCCTAAATTTAATGAATTGTTTGTAGTTAAATTATTAATACTAGCATTTATTACTGAACTCGGTACACCAGATAAATTTATACCTTGTTGTTCGACCATAGAAAAAATACTAGCACCAGAAGAACCTGATATATTTAATCTATACAAACCATTTCCAAATTGTAACTTTGTATTATTAGTATCCGGATCGACTTTCTTAACAAATTTCTTATTAGTTTTAATATACTCTATAGTATATGGTATATCAATAGAAGCAGAAAGACCGCCTACTGGATCTTGATTATCAGCACGGCCTCTTCCATCATTTGAATAATGAGTTTCTTTAAGTATTCTATCCTGTGTCAAATAATCTACTTCATACCATTTGTTATCTGAACTATCTTTTACATTTAATATTTCAACCACATTGGTTACACCCAAGTCCAATTCTAAAAATTTCGTTGGACTTGATATAGTAAAAGATTTTGTTTTTGTTTCACCGGAAACTGCTTGGACATATCTCGTTAAAGTATAACCAATAGCTTCGCCATTTGCATTAAAAGAAGTCGGTGCGCCAACTGCAGGTACATCCGGTGAGCCGGAAATTGTAAAATCCACCTCACCCAACGTCTCAAATATTAATTCAGTATTAACATTTGATTTAACTTGTAATCCAACATCAATTGGTGATTGTAAATTAATAGGTAAACTACCATAATCTGGCTCATAATTACTATCAGCATTAATATTAGTAGTGACCTTCAATTTAACTAAAGATGGAGTTGATGGTGTGGTTTTATATCCCATAAACTCTGCAAGCCGTCTAACATTTCTCTTCTCTGTAGCAGTAGCTAAAACATTTTCTTTATAATTGTAATCTATATAATAAGACAAAACATCACCAACATAACTTGCCAATTCAATCAACATCATACCAGGAGATGTTTCATTAAAATCTTTATAAGTATCTGGAAAATAAGCCTTAGTATATTCAATCAAGTCTGACTTAATCGTAGAAAAATCTTTACTTGTGTAGTTGATATTCGATGGTTTATATTTTTGTTTTTCTGAATATGGCATTTTTTTACTCCAACACAACCCCAACTGTTTCTAAAGAATTAGGTGCTTTCTTAATATTAAATACTATGTTAATGTTAATTTTATTCCTATCTTCTGTGATTGAATCAGAACTTATTTCTATATCTCTCAACTCAACAAATGGAAGCCAAGTTTCAAATGTATCCACAATATCATTTTCAATTTGAATCCTAACATCTTCTGTAATTTGTTCAAATACAAATCGTTTTAAATTCATCCCCAGAAATGGTTGAAACAATCTTTCACTTCTTTCAGTCTTTAATAAAAGCTTTATATTATTTTTAATTGCATCAACAGTAGTCTTACTTGTTTTAAAATATCCATCACCATCTGGTACACGACCAAATGGAAAATCAATCCCAACACTTACTCTAGTGTCTTTATCTTCAACAAATTGATTTGTTCTTCTATCTAGTATTGGCATCTCTTACCTATTATATTCCAGCCGGAAAATCAGTTGTCTCGGATGCATGAATTGAACCTACTTTAACTTTAGTTGTATATGTATTTATTGGCTCTAACGGCATTCCCGTCATACCCTTTCCTGTTCTACTTAAACTCGCCATACCTGGACCAGCACCGGTCATCACTGGTGCATTCATTTCCACAATCACCCAATCTTGTCTTTTCATATATTCTGTAATCGCTTTAGCTAAACCACTAGCAAGCTTATCAACTTTCTTTTGACCTTCCGATGAATTGTTTACATACTCTTCACCTAAGTTTTCAACTAAGACATCATATAAATCCGATTTAAGCCCCATTTTTAAACTTCGCCTTTTCGTCTACTTTTTTCATTACTTCAGAATAATTTTTCGTAAATGCATTTGCCAAATGTTCTGGTAATTGTTCTGTATTATCTTGCACGGATTGAACTTCAGCTTCACCTTTACCATCAACAGATTTCCAATCATCAGATTGTGCAGTTTCTTTAAGTAACTCATGTAGCATTTTATTGTGTGTTTTAGGTACGGAAACTTTTTGTGTAACACTGGTAACGTTAGTATCGGAACTGACAGGTTTTTTTATCACGTTTTTAAGACTTCTATCTTGTCTCGTATGTGTACTAGCTTTATTCATATTACTAGAATTACTCTTAACTACTATTTCATTTAACTCTTTACGAAGTCGAGAAAAACTATAATCTAACTCTTCTCTTACTACTTCTCTAATTAACTTTTTAAATGCTGATAACTTCATTATTTTACCCCTGTTGTTTTGCTTTTAGCCGACCCCCAGGTTCACCTGGATTTGGTTCTATAAAATGATGACGACTATAAAATCTTGGACCACCAATTGATCTATCAGATAATGGTACACCTTTTTCTGTATCATATTGTGGTTTATATTCATTGCTTAATTCTTTCATTACTTCATTTATCCTTGTAGTCAATGATATACCCTTAGCATCCACCAGTGGTATTGGTACACCTTGAACAAGAGCATGTGCATCTTGTAAAATACTTGTAATTACTGCTAAAAATTCTCCTAATTTATCACCTAATACCATAGGTTGAGTCCGTTGTTTAGCACTCTTACCTATATAAATATTCTTTGACTCTAATACTGTGAATCCTTTATTTGTTAATGTAAAGTTTTTTCCAGCACCAAAGTTTATGTTACGAAATGCTGAAACGGTTATATCATTTTCTTTTGCATCAAAGGTTATCTTATCAGAAAAAATTATCATTTGATCTTTTTTAATTTCAGGTACAGTTGATAAACCATAATTATAATCAAATTCATTTTCCTTATCTATATTATCATTACCATATCCTATTTTGAATCCTTTATAACCAGTTTCACTTTCCATCTCATTTATAATTTTACTATCAGATGATAATAAATAATCTTCAGAGTTTTCAAATGGTCCAGTAGGGAAATGTTCTTTAATAGAACCATCAGAAAACATAGATATGTTAGACCCATCATTTCTGTTTTCAACAAATCCATTTCTATTATTTGATATGGTTATCAATGGATAAATCCCTTTAGATCCTATTCGTATGGAATTTGAATGTCTACCTTCTAATACTAAATCAGTAAATTTTGATACAAGGTCGGGTTCTGAATTTCTATCTACTGATCTTTCTACGCCAGGAAGACCTTCCTGTGGAAAATCCAATGGTGATTGATATTTTTCTAATTTAGATACAATCTTTTTTGGAAATAATTTACCATAACCACGAGAGTCATCACTCGCCTTTATTGCTTTTCTAAAGGTATGATCTGGAGTATAATTGGGATTATTAGATACATTTATTGGGCCCAAGTAAAAAATCTTACCTTC